GGGGCGCCATCTAAGGCTGAAAATGATGTGTGTCGAGTCCCCCCACCGCAGAACGGATTTGGACAAAATTCCTACCCGGGGTACCGGGCTGTCGCACTGCGACTGACATACGTGCTGGACACACGGGAATAAAGAGAGGTGCGCTGGCGGCACTAACCGTTCTTGTGCGACACACCACACCGAGACACAACTTCCAAGCACAAATTTGAAAGAATGGTGTGGATTGGCCCGAAGGCTCGTCCTGAACCGCCTACCCTTAGGATAACCAGCGCTGTTGCTATTCCAAACAACCAAAGAAAAAGTTTTTAACCACAAAAGGCACTGATCACAAATCAGATTTAGGGGCCACAAATGAGAGTTATTAGTTATAACGTGTGATATAGAAGAATGCAGTACCAGTGGCTGGCAAAGGCCAGGTCAACGTCATACCACGCCCAGCAGGTGTCGCTGTCACACGGAAACTACCATGATAGGCAGCTCCGTTGGTGATGGCAACGATGGGGGTGGAAGTAACACTACCGCTCACAACAAAGTTGTTTGCAGGAGAATATGTCTCAAAAGTCACTAAAAACGTACCGAACTCTCGGAAATAAACCGATCCGGCAGTGGCACCCACAGTAGTCATAGAGACATCACCATCAATAGAAACCACATTCTGAAACACCGAAGTGGTTGCAGTGAACGTGGTACTAACGGTGGTACCGGACTCATAATAACGCTGTGGGTGTGACAACTCAATCTCATAGTCACAAAACGTTTCGCCAACATCAGTGTTGACAGGACCATTGGACGTAGCCACTGTAACAGCAGCATAATCAACCAACCGCAAATCAGATACGGTGTCCTTGGCAGTGGCAGGAACTGTAAACAGGGATTCCTTCATAGGTTCCACCTGCAACGACAGTTCTTGCCAAAGGGGTGCTGTAACAGACCCCTCCATGGAATACAATTCCTCCTTCTGTGCAGGCTGTTTATCCGACACATCATAATCAACGCCAAACATAACTCTCCCAGCAGTGCTTGTGGGTACAAGCGGTACATATCTAAACCTGGCAGATTTGATACGATATTTCTCGAAGCTACGGGCCAACTGCGCGGCCCACTTGAAGACGTCCTTGCGGGACGGGTTTAGTACATAGACCAAGCTGCCAAATGCGCCAGCAGTGGGACTAGTACGTACAGTTTCAAGGTATTCCGTGTGCCGCAACGTGATGGAACCATCAGAGGAACCACCACGATACCGCACCGGACCGTTGCGTGAAACCACGCCAACGGATATTGGGGGATTACGTGAAATGCTGCCATAGGACATCAGTTGCCTAACTGATGCCTCGGCAGATCGTTTCACCTTAGCTGCTTGTCCCAAAAACCAAGCAGTTTTACGAAGCGCAGCCAATGCTGCATTGATGTTACGTGCGGCGGACACAACCGCGAGCACTTTATTCGGCAGAGCCGCATTATATGTTACCATTGTCATTGTTAATAAGTTGTCTAAAAATATTAAGGCCGGCACCTAAATTTTCAACATCAACCCAGAACACAATGACTCATGTTTCCAAAATGCTGCATGCTCTGCTTGAACATCAATAACTTCCTCCATAAATTTAGTTTGAGAGAACCGTTGTTCCAACAATAGTTGCTCATCTGGTGTAAACCCAAATGCATAATAGAAACTCACACGCGCATCAGCGGTGATTGTTTCATCTTGTGCAACCAATCCTTCCATCCGCTGTGCAGCGGATGTATTCCTGTTGATTTGTCGTAACATGCCATCTGAACACTCAATACTGTCCCGCATGAACATAGTATACCAGGCGTGCATAACCGGCACACCACAAGTAATACTACGTCCACAATTGCCAACCGCATGCCTCCACTTCTTCAAAACATCAGCGTTTTGAATGGGTACAAGGCACATCGGGTCTTTGCGGAAACAAGCACGCACATCACGCACCATACACCAACCATTAATTGTCAACACTGGACTAGACTGACAAAAGACAATCTGTTCAAACACATCAACGGCGGGTTCAATTTCCATACGGAAACCTTTGGTGGCGAAAAACTTAGGCAAACCACACATGAATTGTGCCAACTCAGCACGTTCAAGTATGACCACACAATCATCACCATTGTTACACAACTCAACGGTGGTTTTTGTG